TCACAGCTTCCCTCCTGTCGGTCGGATGATCGCAGCAACGTTGGACGCCTCAGCGAGGTTCCGGGCGCTGTCGAGCACCTGGGAGGCCTGCCGGGTGACGCTGGCCACCTCATTGACAGCAGAGGCCGCCGTGGTCGCTGCGACCTGAGCCGTGGTCGCGGCCTGCTCCACCTTCTCCGCAGCCTTGGTGGACTTCTCTGGCAGGAGCGCCGAGACCATGCCCAGCAAGGCCGTCGCCATCAGCGCGTACTGCGCCACCTCGGCTTCCGTCGTGGCATAGCCGGCCACGCTCAGGAGGACCCAGATAAGCGAACGCATGGTGCCCGGCTCCTTGAGCCGGTCCAGGACGTATTTCATCGGATTGTTCCTTGATGCCGGGATGCCGCCCGGCGGCGGTCAGTCGGGCCGCTTGCCCTTGCGGGAGTAGAGCGGCGGTACAGGCGGAAGGCCCGACGGGGGATCGAGATTGAGCCGGCCCGCCGAGAAGGCCTGTTGGGCCAGATCATTGCCCGCGTGCCGCATGGCATGCAGGGCGTCGTCGCATTCACGAGCGAGGTCCCAGCCCCGGTCGCGATCCTGCTCCACCGCAGCCAGAGCCGCAGTCTTGGCGGCAAGCCTCTGGTCGAGACGGGCCATCTCCTCGCGGTGCCGCCTTCCCTCTTCGTCGAGAGCGTCGCTGAGCCGCGCGATCTGCTTGTTCAGCGCCTCGATTTGATTGTCGCGGCTGGCGTCCAGTGTGGCGAAACCGCTGGTGAGGCGCCCCGCCCGCGCCGCCTCTTGCTGTGCATCCCGGGCAGCCTTCTGCTCTTCTGCTGCCCGTTGATCTCGCTGCTCCTTCCGATATTCCTTCCACGCTCGCCACACCTGAAAGGCGAACCACACGCCGAAGCCGATGGCCCCGCCGTAAACGGGATGGACCTGCTTGAGCAGATCGACAGGCACCGCATCCATTTAACCACGGGCTCGAAACAGCACGTGGGCGACGATGTAAGCGTTCATGCCCACCGGCAGCAGGTACAGCGCCAGGAAGTGGTGAGCACCTAGCTTGATGGCCATCGACCACAGCAGGATGAAGAAAAAGCATCCGATGACCAGGGCTAGGACATTCCGCAGCCATTTGCTCCATTGCAGGAGCGGGTGACGCACGTCGCCTGGATCGTCGAGATGCAGGGCAACCGGCTGCAAGGCCGCCGCGATGCCGATCACGCAGAGCCAGATCCAGGATGGCGCCTTGTCGCTCAGGAAGGACAGGCTGGGCGCTGCTTGGGCGCTGTCGTGGTTCCATGCGACCAAGGCGATGAACAGCACCGTGGAGAAGCCGGAGGCGATGTCGAAGAGGTCGGCCGGCCGGTGCACAAGCCGGCTCAACCACGTGCGGATGCGCCTGATAGTGCTCATGCCGCCCTCGTCAGCGGCCGGATGTTGTCGATTGCCCCTGCCCGCAGCCCAGCGGCACTGATGCGCGGCGCGCCTCCGCTCACGTGCGCGGCGATGATGTCCGACACGTCATTACCGGTGGCCATGGAGATGAGCGACGCGGACCGCAGGCCGAGCTGGACGTAGTTACCCGCTTCCCAGCCGCCATCGTCGTCATTCTGATAGGTGACGGCAGCCAGCGCCGCCCAGGTCCGCGCGTTGAAGTTGGGGGTCTTGATGTCCGACACGTTGCGGACGTACCAAGTCGCCTTCTTGAGTGGGTAATCCGCCTGGCGGAACATGCCGAGGTGGAAGTTCGCCTTCCAGGCCAGATGGGTGGCGGCATCGACGCAGCCTGCCATCGCCCAGGCACAGTAGAGACCCGCGACAAGATGGTCGTCCATCCACCGCTTCAGGTCATAGACGGGATCGCTCTCGCAGCCAGCGTGGGCGCCAAAGACCACGTTCCCCTGCCCCGCCTGCCATGCCGCCTGCTTGCCGACCAGATAGGCGGTGTTGATCTTCAGCAGGTTCCGCAGCGGCTCCCGGACAACGCTGGCGTCGTCCAGGATGTTGACGGCCACCGCAACGTCGCGCAGGCGCCATCCCGCTTCACGCACCTGATAGCCCTGGCAGATCAACTGGTCATTGCCCTGGCCGTCGCGCGTGCGCCGGTTCGGCTCGGTGTCCATGACGGAGAAGCAAGCGAACTGCTCCACCCGATCACGCAGCCACATGCTTCCCGTCAGCACATACGCCAGGAAGGTAAGCTGCGGCTGGTGGGCCATGTCGATCTTCCAGCCGGTGCAGCCGGTGTCGGAGATCTGCGTGTTCGGAGGGTTGACGTTCAACTGCCCCGGCTGGCCACGGTAGTCCATCCACATGCCCGGGTAGCCGACGCCGGGCAGGCTGTTCAGCGGACGGTTGTTCACGCTGTCATGGTGGCCCCAGGGGATAGCGCCTGAAGCCTCGGACTGCGCGATCACTACCTTCCAGATGCGGCTGTCGCCGGTCATCAGCCAATCCGCCTGCACGCCGGTCAGGATGCCGAGGTCGGGCCGCTCGCCTGTGCCGCCCATGAACTTGTCGATGTTGGCGTTGGAGAGCGGCGCGCGGAAGCCAGCGGTGTCTGCTAGGCTGCCCCAGGCAGCGGCGGCGGTCTCGTTCAGACCCACATCATAGCCGTAAGGCGCCGTCCAGCCCTGCTGCGCCCACAGCGGCGCGTCCACCTGGATTTCGTGCAGCGGCGGGAAGGAAAGCGCGTTCTGGGTCGGCGTAAGGTCGGAGTAAAGCACCTTGCGGAAGGTCTGCGCGCGGGCGAAGCGGAGGTTGGTGAAGGAGAACACCGTCGTCCCGCTGTGCGTCAGAGAGCCGGTGACGTGCCAGGATGCCTGCGCCGTGCCGTCGTTGTAGAGGTTCTTTGTGGCATCGAACTCGTACTCGAGGGCCACCGCACCCGAGGCGTGCGCCCGCAGGTTCATCATGACCCGGATGGCGCCGAGGATGCTCTTGGTGAAGCGTGCCTCAGTGCAGAGTGGGCCTTGCCGCCAGTATTTGGGTGCAGAGGCCGACCGCATGGTGGCCGGCGAGATGTCGAACGTCTGGTTGATGGCGGTAACGGCGCCGTTATCGGTGTAGATGTCGTCGGTATAGGTGCCGAAGGCGACGCCGTTCACGACGGTCAGAGAGCCCCCGAACATCGACACATTGGCGGTCATCACATCGACGTTGCTGCCAGTCGGCGCAGCGGCCTTCTTCAGCATGACCTTGCGGGATACGTTCAGGCCCGTGACGGCAGGCGCCGCGCCTGCAAGCAGGACGTGCTTGGACGAGCCATCGTCATGGGTCGATTTCACGTCCACCTGAACGGGCGTGTCGGTGCCGTCCAGCCTGTAGGCCATGCCCTCGCCCGGCTGGTGCAGGCCGCGTTGAAGCAGCAGACCCCAGGCGTGCTGACGGGCTGGGATGGACGCATTGGCGGTGAAGCCGAAGCCCTGAAGGTCACCGGCCGACGCGCGTTGCTGCATGATGGGGGCGTAGATCACCCCGGCGGTGGGCGTGGTCGGGATGCTCTTGGCGACGAACAGGGCGGGGTCGTAGGAGCCGGCGGGCAGCGGGTCGGATGGCGGATCAACCGGCGGATCAACCACAACCGCCGTGAAGGTGAGCGCAAATCCGACCGTGTTCGGGCTGTTGACGGCCTCCTCCAAGGTATCCGCCACGGTGTACGCGGTAGATCCTGCGCTCACGGCCGCGCTGCCGCGAACCAGCGCCGTCTTGGCGCCATTGAACACCACGCGCCCGTCGTCCGGCGTGACTGTGCGGGTTGCTCCGGCAGGGACAGCGGATAGCGTCGTGAGGATGGTCCCATCCGCCACGTCGGTCGGCACAGAAGCCGAAGCCGGCGTTGCCGTGATGGGCGGCAGCGTGATGGGCGGTTCCACCACGGGAACGGCGGTGAACGTCATCGAGAACCCGGCAGAGCGCGGGCTGTTCGTGGCATTCGGGTGGGTGTCAGTGATGGTGTAGGCCGACGCGCCGACGCTGGCGGACGAGGCCCCCCGCACCACAGCAGTCTTGGCGGCGTTCAGGACCACGCGGCCATCAGCCGGGCTGATCGTGCGCGTGGCGCCGGCGGGGACGGCAGACAGGGCGGCAAACTGCGTGTTGGCCGCCACGTCCACCTGAGCGGACGCCGTGACAGGAGTGATCACGAGCGCGGGCAGCGTCACCGGCGGATCAACCGGGGGAGGATCAACCGGCGGGGGCGTGACCGTGCCCGGATGGGTCAGCAGCGCACCGCCAGCCTTGAGCAACTTGCCCTGGTAGGTGAGCATGTCGGTGCGTTCCGTCTTGGTCAGGGGAATGCTGCTGCTCAGCAGCTTCGTGAGCGCGGCGAACAGCGAGATGATCTGGCTGTTCGTCGTGCTAATGGACCTGCTCATTGCTGCCCGACCAGTTTACGCAGGGTCGGTCGGCCAAAGCGGGCCGTCGCGTTGGTGGGCGCCACCGTGGAGTTGGTGATGAAGCGGAAGTTGAATTCGATCTTCGCCGTCGCCGGATCAACGACGGGCTGGACGACGTGCGGAGGGGTCCGCAGGACGCCAGTCCATGCTTCCGCCGGGAAGAAATACGAGGACAGCGTGTCCCCACTGTAGGTGTTGCGCGAAGCACCACCGGAACCATCGTACTCGTTGATAACCAGCACCACGCCTGTAATGCGCGCGTCGGCCTCGACTTCTACTTCCACAGCGGCTTCCAGCACGTCTCCAACCGCGTACACGCCGCTGTTGTAGTTCAGTGTCTGAACCACCCGGAACTGCTCGCCCGCCGCACCAGTGGTGGCCGGAATTGTAATCTGCTGCCACTCGCCCAAACCATCGGCACGGGCAACCTTACTGAAGGTGGCGAGCACGCTGCCATTTACGCGAGAGCCAGACCAGCTAGCCGCGACGGAGCCGGAGTTAGAGTTCAGCGCACCGCCCGTGCCGATCAGGAAGCCATTCGTTAGAAGGTTCCCAGTCGGGTTCTCGGTGGCGTGATATACGTCGGACAGCTCGGTAAACAGGAAGTTGGAGGGGAACAGGAAAGGCCGAACGGCTTCCGCCCATGCTTTTCCGACGTAGAACGCCCCCATCACGTTGGGGTGCAGAAGATCTGCGGTGACGCCGGTCTTTGCATACCCCGTGGAGAAGTTCATGAAGTACTTGCGTGCATCCGCAAAAATCATGCCTGGGGTACGGGATGCGAACAATTCGATCCAGCGGTTTACCTGGGCGACATATCGCATCTTGAACGCAATCTGAGGGGCAGTGCCGCTGTATCCGCCGTCCTCGCGGGGCAGGATAGGAATGGCGACAACCGTAATCCCGGCCGCCAAGAGGGATAGGTACATAGCCTTCAGATTGTCGATGGTCTGCTGCGGCGTGAAGCCCGAAGACGGGTCATTTGTCCCCGCCAGCAACGACACGATGTCTGGCCCGGCAGAGAGAACGCTGGAGATACGCGCCAAGATCTGGGCGGAGGTTTCTCCGGACACGCCGAAGTTGTTGCTGATCGGGAAGTTTAGCGCCTGCCGGAGAAAGTTGTTCGCATGGGTCATGTACCCAATAGAGCGGTATCCTAGCGGCGTGGTGTTCTGGGCCGAGATGCTATCGCCATAGATAGCAACCGTCTTCTGGCCGGCCGAGAACTTCCTATCGACTGCACCGGGCGTCAGAACCTCGTCTTCCGCAGCAAGGCCAGTGATGGTCGACCCGTCCGGTGTGTAGCCGTCTGCGTATAGGCCAGCGCGCTCCAAGTCGGCCTTGCGCTTGCTATTGTCGGCGACGCCAGCGCCCCGCGCGCCGCGAGCAAGCGCCTGCGCCTCACCGTCAAGGCGCACTTGTGCGCCACGGCCTGCATTCACTGCCATGTCGGATATCCTCAGATTGTACGGGAGAGGGCCGGTTAGCGGCCGTGGAAAGAGTGGGTGGTGCCGCTGATCACAGCAGCACCTTTCCTGCGGTGACGCGGGCGAACCACGTCACGGCCAGGGAAGGGTCGCCTGTCACGAGGATCTTGAGGGCGCCTGCGGAGGCATCAGCCGAGACCACAGCATCCCAACCAGCGGCCACACCGGCGGACACCGTCGGGCTGGGGCCAACAAGCATGGAGGTGCCGGCGCCAGAGACGCGGCGGATCAGGCCGCTATAGGTGGCGTGGTAGAACTTGCTGGTGTCGGTGTCCGCGTAGCCGAACAGGTCGATGCGGTAGTCGAGCAGGCTATCCAGGTCGAGGACCAGCGATGCCGTGCCGGAAGGACCAGAAACCGCCAAAGACTTCGGTGTGGCATCCGTGGTCTTGGTCCCCAGGAAGAACAGGCTTTCCTGAGCATCGCCGGTCTTGGCCATCATCCAGCCGGCACGGGCTTGCTCGCCGGTCAGGGTCGTCCTGGCACGGGAACCGGTCGCTGATGAGCCAAGCGTGGTTGCTTGGACGTTGTTTCCGAGCGCCAGGGAGTTGATGCCGGACGCTGCCGCGTTGTTGCCCAGCGCGATGCCGCCGGATGCCGAAGACGACGTGCCAGGACCAATCGAGACCCCGAAGGCCTGAGAGGCATTGGCGCCGTGCCCGAACTGCACGGCTTTGAGCCCGCGCCCACCCGTCAGCGTGACGTTGGTATCGCCCGCCACCATGCCGTGGACGGTATCCGTGCTGCGGGTCCAGCCGACCACAGGGGTATCCGTCGCGGTGGCATTGTACCCGCGCAGGCGGATGGTGTTGCTCCCGCCCGAATAGGTCAGGTCCACCAGCCCGAGATCGTTGTTGGTGAAGAAGCAGTCGATGTCGTTGTTGTAGGCGGCGAAGGAAGCCGACCCGACACGGATGCCCACGGCCTCGCGAGGCCCGATGTTCCCTGGGCTGCCCTTGACTTGGAGGACGTTGCCCGAGCTTTCGAGCAGCACGTTGGTGTCGCCCATGTAATTGTAGGTCAGCACGTTGGCCATCTGGTGGCCGCCGTCGCCGCCCAGCCGGATGTTCGCGGTCTTGCCAGTCTCGACGTGGGCATTCATCACCGTAGAGCCGCCCCCGTTCAGATTGAGGGCGTAGCGCATGTGGGGATCAGCGATGGCGCCGCCCCAGATGTTCACGGTGCCGATGCGCAGACCGAAGGCCGAGTAGACGCCATCGAATGTGTTGTCGGTGTTGATGCCAGCCCGGCGCACGTTGGCGCTTAGGACATGCATGTCCGAGACGGCGAGCCACAGGCCCTCTTCGCCTGTCATGTTCGTCAGCACACGCTCGATGTAGCCATTGAAGGGCGACGTGCCGACCGAACTGTTGCCGTATTCCAAGTGGATGCCCCGGCGCGCGGTGTTCTGCACCCGCACCATGAGGCGGAAGTTGCGGCCATAGACGGCGATGCCATGTCCCTGCCCGCCCTGGGCCGCCGTGTTGGCTGCGCGGTTGCCGTCCAGGGTGCCGTACCCGTCGAAGCCCCAATCCGAGATGCCGGCCCCACTGTTCGTGCCGGTCAGGGTCTGGAAGCTCTCCCCCTCGAACATCGTGCAGTTGGCACCGTCCGCGAGCTTGATTACGGCGCGGCGATCCATGCTGATGTGAATGCCGGTGCGCAGGATCATCGTGCGGCTGATCACGTAGGGCGTGTTAGCCGCCTTGGGCCGGGGCACGCGGATCGTCGCCCCACCCTGCGCCGCGCCGTAGTCGATGGCGCGCTGGATAGCATTGCTCCAGTCCGCGTCCCCGGATCTCCAGAAGTTCCGGATCTGGAGTTCGTCATTGCTGATGGCGACCAACGCTCGGGGATCGCCGGCATTCGCATCGGCGACCGCAAGCGTGGTGGCACCCGTAACCTCGGCCAGTCGCGCTATTTGGCCGGGGAGCGTCGGCGCCGTCGCGATCTGAACGGCCTGAAGCTCCACCGCTCCCTCCAGCGCCTGCTGGACTGCTGCGGTTCCTGCTGTCGCGCCCGCCTCTATGGCAGCCTCGATGTTTGGCGCCTTTCCACCAGGCGCCAGAACCTCGTCTTTGGCCTCGTCGCCCGTGAGCGTGGAGCCATCAGGCGTGCTCCCATCGGCGTAGGCGCCAGACTGCTCAAGGAGGTGCTGCTGCAGCAGGGTATCGGCCAGCCGTGACGCGCCGCCGCCGCGAGCGACGCGCTGCAACTCGCCGTCCAGACGCACCTGTGCGCCACGGCCCGGAGCAGATGCCATGTTGGGGAACCCTCAGATTGTGGTGACGAGAGGCGCTGGGCCGTTTAGGTTGGACGGATGCCAGCCATGCTTTTTCAGTGCGCGCTAACCTGCGCTTTCGGCTTCCTTGGCTTCTGGTGGGCCTTGGATGAGCCGAACAAAGCCGCCCGCACCCTCGCCGCGTTGGTGGCAGGGTTCGGCGGCATGTGGCTGACGATGAAGCTGTACGTGTGGGTCCGGTACGGCTGGAAGGCCGCCCGATCCCTGACAATGGACCCAGGCTAGTCGGTCAGGCGGCCCACGGCCTGCTGAGTGAGCAGGTTGTTCCGCAGGCCGGTGATGGCGTCGCGTACGCCCGGCCTAACAGCCTGATTTCGCAGGTAAGTCTGCATCAGAGGATTGACGTAGGCCGCGCGGACTGCGGCCGGGAGCGCAAGGCCGGTCACCGCCCCAGCAGCAGCGCCCACCGGGCCGCCGATCAGCGCGCCAACCGTTGATCCGCCAGCAGAGAGACCGCCGCCGGTGAGAAGCTGGTTCATCTGCGTGCGGCCGGCCGTGCCGCTATCCGGCGGCGCGCGCAGCACGCCTTGCCCGATGCGGGCCAACTCGTTCAGGTCGCCGCGCCCGAAGGCGTATCCGCCGCCGGTGCTCTGATCCAAGGCGCCACGCAGCGCCAGAGGGCTGATGTTGCCTTCCGCTGCGCCCGCACCCGCCCCGCCGGCAGCCTTCGCCGCCAGCATGAGGTTGGCATACTGGCGCCGGGCCTCGCGGAAGGCCTCCGCATCGTCGCCCGTGATGCTGTTGTCCATGCCCTCGCGCAGAGTATTGCGCAGGTCGCCGATGGCGTTGCGCAGGTCGCCGTTCGCCGTGCCCTTCATGCTGCGGCCGAGGGCGCTATCCAACTCGCGATAGAGCTGGCCCGGCACCTCGCCGTTCTCGTCTACCTGCCCCACGATCTGCATCATGCGCTCGCGGATCGGCCGGCTTACCTCTGGCACAGAGAAGCGGCTGATCTCGTCTTCCTGCTGCGCCAGGCGGTTCAGCAGGTCGTCGTCAATGCGTAGGCGGTTGCGGCCTGCGATCTCCCCGATGGTGCCGCCGATGCGTGCCCGCGCCTCGTTGAGCACTTCCGGCGCCGCGCTGTCCGCATCCACGCCAGCGCGCCGCAGCACCGCCCGGTTGAAGGCCCGCGCCTGCTCCTGCCCGAACGCCGCCTCGGCCCCAGACGTGCCGGGAAGCTGCTGAAAGGCTCCCTCCATGTTCTGAAGCGTGCGAGAGCCGGTCGCCTGCCCTGCCGAGAGGGGGATGCCTTCGCGCTCCGCAGCCTGAACCAGCGCCGCCCGTGCCGGGCTCAGGGTGTTCTGCACCGGCGAGATCAGCCGGGCACCGCCAGCCAGCCCGAGAGGCAGCGCCAGCGCCGTCGCCACACCGGCTAGCGGGCTATCGGTTGCCTCGGACACAGCGCCGCCAGCCGCTGCGCTGCCGACCTGGAGGCCGGGAAGCGCAGCAGCCTGTGTCGCCACCCGGTTCGCCAGTCCGCCGGCCTGGGACAGCCTTGCAACGCCAGCCGCCGGCACGAGGACCGTTGCCGCGTCGACAACGCCACGTCCCGCCCCACGCGCGCCTTCCTCCAGAGCGCCCTGTGGCACAGGAGGCTCGCCCGTGATGGAGCGGATGCCGCGCTGGATGCTGGCGGAGCCGCCGAATGCATCCTCTGGCACCGGCAGGCCCACGGCCCGGAGGCCGCGCCCCAGCAGGTCCACAGGGGCGCCAGCGACCTCGGCCAGACGGTCATTGAAGCCCGATGCGGCCTGGACCGGGATGGCGGCTGCCTGCTCAAGAGCGCCACGGCCTTGCGTCGCTGGCTCGGCGTACCGCTCCCACGGCTTCGCATCGGCGGCAGGCTGGCTGTACCGCTCCCATGGCCCCGCCATTACACCGGCTCCCAGCTATTCGGGTCGGCTGGATTGCCACCCTTGAAGCGATAGCCGTTCTCAACCGTGCCGGGTGACGGACCCGAGGCGGCAGGAGCGGCCGAAGCGCGGCCACCCTCTGTGACGTTGGGCGGCAGGTTCGTGTAGGGCGACAGGTCCGCTTCCGGCAGGCCGAGTTCCCGACGCCGCCCCTGCACCCGCGCAGTTGCGATCTGCCGGGCGCGCTCCATGGCGCCGTTGAGCGACTGAAGGCCGCGCCTGACGGCTTCCTTGTCGTTGAGGTTGTTCAAGATCTGATCCCGCGCGCGCTGGGCGTCCTGATCCGTCTGCGGACCGGCGGCCTGGGAAAGCACCGCATTGACGCTCTCCGTGACGTGGCGCTCCAGGTCCGCGAAGTTGATGCTGTTCTCGTTCGAGAGACCGGCCGCGTTGCGCGCACGGGCGATGGTGCTGGCCCCCATGCCGAACTCCAGCTTCCCGCTGTCGATCATGCTCAGCAGGCGGTTGCCGTTGGCGATGATGCCGGAAGACGAGCCGATCCGCTCAAGCTGCGGAGCTTCCTGCTGCGTGATGGTCGCGAGCCGCTGCTGTTCGCTGGTCCGCTGAGATGCCGCGCGGCTTTCCTCCGCTCGCCTCTCGGCACTGTCCGCCCTGCGGTTCGCCTCTTCCCGCTGGCGGCGCTGTTCCTCGAATTGAGCGGTCTGCTGCTGCCTCGTCCACTCGAACTGTGCATCACGACGCGCATTGTCGCCCGCCCGCTCCTGTGCCATCGCGTTCTCCCGGAGGAACTGCGCCCTCATGGCGGGGACGCCTCCCGGGTTGGTGAGCACCAGGGCTTTCAGCGTGTTGGTCTGGTCTGCCGTAAGGCCACTGGCGCCGACTGTTGGGCTGCTGCTGGCCAGCACGGGCACCCCAGGGGCCGGCGCAGGGAGGCCTGCGAACACGCCTCCCTCGCCCGGGTTGGCCCGATACTGTGTCCCAGGCCCCTGCCCCGTGAGAGCCTGCGCGCGGCCGGCGCTGATCTCGGCCAAGCGAGCTTCCAGCGCTGGGCCTTCCAGGGTCCGCATGGCTTCGTCCCGCAGCGCGGCCGCCGAAGCATTGTCGGCGCGCACCGTGCCGCCGGTCCCGACCGGAGCGGGCGCCGCAGTCGGCATCGGCGCACCCATGGAGACGGGCGTGTATCCAGGCGCCGCAGCAGGCGCAGGGCCGCCGCCGACGAGGCCGGACATGGTCTCCGTCAGTCGACGCTTCTCCTCGATTTGCATCCGCTGGAAAGTCGTCAGGTCGGACGAAGCAACCGCCTTCAGCCGCTCCATGCCGGGGAACTGCTCGGGCAACCCCTGGCCGAAGCCCGCTTGCTGCAACCGCGCCCGCTCCGCCCCCCACTGCGCCGCCGCCTGGTCTTCCGGCAGGTTCACGAGGCTGCGGGCCAGCGCAATGCGGGCGTTGGTGTCCCGCTCGTATTGCTGCCCCGCCTGATCCTTCTGCGCGTTCTGCATAAGCAGTTGATTTCGCTGGAAGCTCTGCACATCGCGGTCGAGCTTGGCGGCATCGAACAGGACATTGGGGGCAGCCGAGGCAATGGGGCCGAAGGTTGCCATGGTTGCTCCTTGTGTTACCGTAGGTTGCAGTTTGCTTGGAGAATTTGATGCGAAGCGTTCTGTTGGTGTTGTGCCTGGCCGTGGCCGGCTGCGCTCAGTCTGAAATGATTGTCCTGCGCGACCCGGCGACAGGTCAGATCACCCGGTGCGAGAAGAACTCTGGCCCGTCGCTCTTCCCGATTGCTCAGACGATGATCGACAACTCGGCCGCTCGGTCCTGCGCGGCAGGCTATGAGGCCGCCGGCTGGCAGCGGATGAACTAATAGACCCCCGAGGTCGTGTCGCTGTAGACTGGCACCTGGGCATAGGTTGACTGCTGCGGCGCCAGAGCGTTGGTCCGCTGCTGGTACTGGTAGTTCTGGATGCCCTGGTTGACCGCGCTGCCGATGCCCGACGCGGCGTTGCCGTAGATGCTGGCCTGGGCAGAGCCGAGGGACGCCGCCGTCTGCGCCACACCCGCCGCCGTCTGCACCCCGGAAGCACCCACCTGCGCCGCCGAGTTCTGGCCCATCTGCGCCATGCCCATCAGGCGGTTGTAGTAGGTGCTGAATTCCTGATTGGCGAGGTTCTGGCCGAAGGTCTGCTCAGCCTCTCGCGTCGCGCCAGACTGGAGCAGCCCACGGGCCGCCGCGCCGCTGTCAATCGCCTTCAGGCCCTCGGACATCTGGAAGTCGTAGCCGGGCGATACCTTGAACTTCGCCATGGCGGCATCGGCTGCCGTCTGGCCGTTCAGACCCAGCAAGTCCTGCGTCGGCGCCAGTGCATTGCGGCCGGCCGTCGTCCAGGGCTCCAGGTCAGCCCGCATCATTTCCTGGGCTTGCGCCTGCGCGTCCGCAGCCGTCTGCGCTGCCTTTTTCGTGGCCTTGGACTGCTTGTTGGCGGCATACATCGTGCCGGCTGCGGCGACACCGGCGGCTGCGACTGCGAACGGCATGGATCAGCCCTCCACCAGATGGTGTTCTTCGTGGATCTCGGCGGCCTCGCCATGGGCCGCATTGTGGATGCACAGGATCACGGTCCCGGCCTCCAGCACCTCGAAGGCATGCTTCACGCGCGCCGGCACCCGCACGAGCCCCGGCGCCTTGGTGACCCCCATGTCCTCCCCGTCCTGCCAGACCCGCACCGAGCCCTGTGCGATGGCCGAGAGGTGGTCATACGTGTGCGCGTGCTGGGGCACGATCATGCCCGCGGCGGGCATCACCCAGGGCTTCACCCACACGTCGCCATAGAGCGCCGCCTCCAGGCCTTCGGGCTGGCTCGCGTGGCGCGTCAGGGCCGTGGGGCACTCGGCGCAGTTTCCGTCGCAGGTCATGCGGTCGCGTCCCTCAGGGTGATGATCAGGTTGATGCGCTCTTCGCCGCCGTCGTTGTGGACCGAGTGCGGCACGAGGTTGTCGAACTCCCAGACCTCGCCGGCCTGGAACACCACTTCCTCGTCCAGCGTCACGTTCCGGCAGCCAGGGTTGGTCCGCAGCGGGATGTAGAACTTGCGATTGAAGTGCCGTGCGGTCCAAGCCGCGCCGTCCGTGTGCGTCTTGACCTCGCCGCCCGGCGGAATGCGGGAGATGAGGCAGCCGCCGAGTTCCACGCCACGGAAGGTGCTCATGAGAGCGAAGGCCACGGGATGAACGGTCGGCAGTGCATCCCACGCCGGATAGAAGGCCAGCAGGCCCGGAGCCAGATAGGCCTCTTTGCTCGTCAGCACCTCGCGCGGGAAGTAGCGGAGCCAGATGTCGGAGGTGCCGCGCATGGGGCTATCGTCACGATCCGTCCGCTCCCTGTGCTCGTCCCAGAGGTGCGGGGACGCATCGAGTTGCGCCAGGATCGGCCCGACGTCCAGGCCCTCATGCACGCGGGAGAAGTATTTCATCTTGCCGCCACGATGAAGTTGAAGAGGCCCGTGTCCGCGTCGTCGGGAACATTGGGCAGGTTGAAGGTTGTGCTGCCGTCGCCGGCGCCGAAGGTCTCGCCGATCACGTCAAACAGGTCGGCGTAATCGGTGCGGGAGACGGCGCTACCGTCAGCGCGCAGCCAGCCTTCGGGCCCGGTCTCGGTGAATGCCTGCCGAGCCTCGCCGATGACGTAGGGCGCGCCCCGCATCTCCTGCCAGAAGTTGTACCAGACCCAAGATGGGAAAAGCTCGCCCGCCTGGGTAAGCTGCTCCTGCGGCCCTGGCATCTCCTGCATGTCAGTGCTCCCCAGCGACGATATCTGCGGCGGCACCAAGCAGGGATACTTGGCTGGAGCCTTGGATTACGAACCGGATGGTCCTCTGTCGAAAGCTGCCGAGCCGGTGCCAATGCAGGCGCGTTCGGTAGGCGTCGACGGCACCGGATGTGGCGAGACGGGGTGTGCTCCAGTTCCGCCCGCCGTCATCGGAATAGCTCATACTCACCACAACCGGAGGCGAGACGCCCACTTCCATCTCCAACTCCAGAGACGCCATGAAGGCGCGGCGCGTGTCAGCATAGATCGGCGGCAGGATGGCCGTGCGCTGAACCGGAAGGCCGCCTTCGGTGAACATCCGATGATCCAGGCGCCAGACGCGACCAGAGAAGGCGTCTCCGACAAGCTGGAAGTCGCCGAACCGCGCGCCGCACTGACCCTGCCACCGCTGATCCGCCGGGCCAGTGGACCGGTTGTGCCAGAGCTTCGTGGCGAAATCGTAGACCCAGGTTCGGCCCGCATCGGGAAAGGTGATGGCATATTGGACATGCCCGGCGTGGCTCAGCGAATAGCCGATGGTCAGCGGCTTCCCCGCGTAGTTGTTGATCTCCCGCTCGATGGCGTAGGTGGAAATCCGCTGCGGCTGCGTGCCGTTGGCCTGGTAGACGATCAGGTCGTCTCCCACCCAGCAGACCGAGTTATCCGCCACAGCCGATGACCGGTAGGCAAGCGTGCCAACCTCGATGACGGCGCCCGTCTGGCGCTGGAATGGGCTGGCCTTGACGCCCGTGCTGGCCCAGATCTCAATCGTCCTCTGCCCGAACAGCCAGAGCTGGCCGCTGAAGGCCTGGATGCCCAGTAGATTATCCGGCGCGCGCTCCTGCGTGGCGAAGTTCTTCGCGCCAAAGTTCGACCCGTCATAAAGCTCGGACCACCAGAAGCGCCCCGTTCCCATCTCCGAGATCACGAAGCGCCCGTCGAGGTAGGTGACGCTGCTGGCTTCCGGCATGCCATCGCGCGTGACCAGAGAGAAACTGGCGTCGTCGCGCAGCAGGTAGAGCTTCGGCGGCACGCAGACCATCACCTCTCGGTCAGAACAGGCGATGGTGGAGAGGTAAGGCGAGCCGTCCGCCGCCCAGGTTCCGACTTGGACGGCCGAGCCGTTACCGGAGATCCGGAACAGCGCATTGCCCGAGACCGCGAAGGCCTCCGTGCGCTGCACTGCCAGGGCGTAGACTGGCGCTTCCCCCAGGTAGGCGAACTCGATCAGGCCCGGCGTGTTCCGGACGACAAACGACGAGCGCGCGGTCGGGGGCTGCGGCTCCAGGTAGAGGTTGATCAGCTTCTCCTGCGATACCGCGCTGTTCTCCAGCGGGTAGCTCTGGCTCGCGAAGGGGATCTGCTTCACGGCCATGGGTTATGCCCACTTCATCATGGTTCACGTGACCTGACGGGCGAGAAGCTCGAAGACGGTCCCGCTCTCCAACTTGAACCGAACCACATGCGTCGCCGTGGCTCCAGCCGCAGGAATGGCAGCGCCATAGCGGAGTAGGCCGTCGCCCTTTGTAACCACGGCAAAATCAATATGAGCATCTGCGCCGTCCACGCGCACGGCCGGGAACTGCCCAGCCAATCCGCCCGTCAGACGCACCCAGTTGACGACCGGGCCTGTCGTATTGCCCACCTTGGCCGCGACGCCGTTGGCGTTGCCGATGTCCACCAGCGTGGATACGGGGGCCGTGATGGCCGTGATGTTGTCGTCTATCCCGTAGCAGCCCTGGACAATGACCTGTTCGGCCGCAGCCTGGTTCACCAAGGGGCCGGTGAGATTGCCACTCAGATCCACACCGATGACCCGCACGCGCCGCGCGCCATTCTCGATCACGACACCGTAACGCTGCCCACCGGTGCCGTTCTCGTTCGAGCCGACAGCGCCGCCCATCACCTCCACGCTCTCAGCGGTGCTGCGGATCACGATGCCATCGTAGGTTCCGATGGCCGACTGCGAGTTGCGCGCAATCGTCGGGGTGACGATGCGGATGCGCTTCCCGGCCAGTTCCATGCCGTGGTTGTTGCCACCGCCCACACGGCCTTCCCACAGGAAACCGTCTACCTTCGGACCGACATAGACACCAGCCGCCTCGGCGCGGCCCTGGACCCATCCGTTGCGGATGCGGATGTCGGCGCCAATCTCGGCGCGCACGCCATGCCGGCCGGTGTTGTCGCTCTGGAAATCGTCGAGGAAAATGAAGCCGGGGTTGGAGTTCGCGACCGTGTTGCCCACGTCGAGGATGGCCAGGGCGTCTCGGGCCCGCACCACCTGGATGCTCTTCCCGGTCACGGTGCCCACGGCGCCGCTGATCACCAGACCATCGGCTTCCATGCCCGAGCCATTGGAGGCCGTGGTGTCGGCGCAGTCCCACTTCACGTTGTCGATGTTCCACAGGCCGCCGGCGTCGCCGACGTTGCCATGGAGCCGCAGGCAGTAGCCGCCCGGCTTCTTCGCGGAGATCGTGGCGCAGTTCATGTAACCGCCGCGCGACCCTACAGCGTCGATGCCGCGATTGAAGCCCAGGATGGAGATGTGCTCAAAGCGGGGGTTCTGGCACTGGTCGAGGACAATGGCCCGGCCGCTGCTGTATCCGACGTGCGAGATCAGCATGCGGGAGAAAGACGGGCGCCGCATGGCCCGACCGGCTAGCGTGGACGAGAACACGAACCCGTCACCGTCATGCGTGAAGGTGATCTTGGTCCCGTTGTCGCTGTTGCCGCCCTTGCCGTCGAAGCTGCAATTCGGCGTCCTGCCGTAGATCGGGCCAGAGAGGATGACGTTGCCGGCGGGCCACCTCAGGTCCACTCCAGCATCGAACGCCTTCTGGAGCGCATCGGTGTCGTCTGTCGTGCCGTTCGCCTTGACGCCGAAGTCCCGCACGTCCACGAATTCGCGGAGCTTGGCGGTGATTGTGCGCGGCACCGCGCCGGGTGCGCCGAGGCTGTAGACGGGGGCGGTGCCAGTCGCGTAATCCGCCAGGCGGAACGGCGTGAAGCGGTAGGCATTGGCGCCGTCATCCAGTGGGATGTAGCCGCCATCCTGAAGCTGACCGGGGAAATCGACCAGGGACGAGATCTTAACCGCATCAGCCATGGAATTTCCCCTGCGGAATGGAAAGGTCGCCGGTGTAGGCGTCGTATGGGTTGGCGGCCGGCGTCACGAGATCCGTATCCACGGTGGTGCGGTATCCTTCCGCTGGAAGAATGTTGATCGCGCCTGAGGCGATGACAGCGTTGCGTCCTTCAGGGCCGAGATTGCAGCGCCACCACGCTTGTCCGAAGCGGTCGAACGTATCGCCCGCAGCGAAGTCGAAGCAGAGCGTGCCGGCCGCCAGATCCAGGAAGGTCGCGTCCCTCATGATCCAGGCGCTGCGGCCGAAGCTGACGCGGAAGAACGCCGACATGCCCAGCAGGTTCAGCGGCTCAGGGGCGCCATCTTCCTCATAGACCCGCAGAAGGATGCGAACCTCTTCCCCGGCGGTCATGATGAAGTTGCGCTGCGCCGGCGCGGCCAGCGGCGGAACCTGCCGCGCGACATCGAAGGAGAGGACACGGCCGGGCATCAGAAATAGTCCACCCGCATGGGCTCGCCCGTCGCGGGGATGGCGTTCATTTTGGTGATCTGCATTTCACCGCCGGCCCAGGCATTCGGGTCAGGCTGCAGCCCTGCTTCGGGCGCCATCAGTGTGGCCGCCATCATCACATAGGGCTCCTCGGCTGCGGTCGGGATGTCGGTCAGCAGCCAGCGCGTCTTGCGGCGCGAGGCCAGATTGGCGTGCACAGCGCGCACCTTCTCGGCCGCAAGTGCCACACCCAGAGGGCCTGCCAGCAGGAGCCGGCGCGCCGCAGTCATGGCCGCATCCACAGAGGCGGGATCGAACTTGCCGCCGTAAACCGGGGCCAGCCGCGCCACGACAATGCCAACGATACCGTCCGCGTAGGCCGATGGGGTCTGGTCAATAGACCAGTTGGCCAAGCCCGCCGCCACGAGGGACGCATGCGCCCTCTCAACCTCTTCTTCGGCCTGCACCTGCGCCCGCCGCCCCTGCACAGAGGTGCGGATGCGCGCTAGGGCGGCGCTGTAGAGGTCCGGCGCTTCCGGCCTGCCCAGCATCGGCCCCAGCATGGCTGCCGCCGCCGCAATCATGTCATTAGCGACCGAGTGCGGGGTCGCATCGACGGTCCAGTCAGCGACGCCCATATCGGCCAGCGCGTCATGCACAGACCGCAGGGCATTCTGTGCCTCGGCCTGCCCCCTGGCGCCCAGCATCATCGCCATCAGGATGCGCTGCTCTGCGGCAGCGGGGTCGAGCTTGATGTCGGCGCTGTAGATCGGCGCTAGGTGGGCAGCCACCAGAACGGCGAGGTCCCCGGCAACGGCAGCAGGGATCACGTCCAGGGGCCAGTCAGCGATGCCACGGCGAGCCAGGGAGCCGTGCACCTCGGCAACCTTCGCCTCAGCCAAGGCCTGCCCACGGCCTCCCGTCAGCGCGGTGGCATGGGCCTCCTGCAGGGCGGAGGCGTAATTCTCCCGGGTCGAGGTGCGGCCGAACGCCTGGGCTGCCAGGTTGGCCGCAAGGATCTCGTAGATCTGCGCCATGTAGCGCGGAACCTCGTCCGGGCCCCATGTGGCGATGCCGGCCGCCACGAGCCGCTGGTGCACATCACCAACCGTCTGTACCGCAGACGCCTGAGCGGCAGCCGATGGCGCCTCGCTCTCATCAATCACGCCTAGCCGCATCAGGGTACGCGTTGCGAGCGCGGAGGCAGCAACCGTGCCTGTGACGGTGCCAGGGCCGGCCGGGTTCACACCAACGATGCGCAGCGCGCGTGCGGCCACCTCGGCGGCAGTCACAGCGCCAGAAGTGGTTGGGGTCTGGGAGGCAGGAACGGGCATCACGCCGAGATGGCGCAGGACGCCCGCTCCCATGTCCGCCAGCGTCCTGCTGCCCGAGCCAGAAGCCCGGTCAGCAGTATCCACGACCGTGACGCCAAGGCGCCGCAGAGCTTGGGAAGCCATGCGCGCCTTGGTCGTCGTGGCAGTCGAGGTGGGGCGGTCAGAGCCCGCGACCAGGGACAGCCCCAGCCGACGCAGAACACGCTGTGCGAGGGCGTCCACGGTCACGGGCATCGGGTCAGCCCTTCTTGGCTCGGGGAACGGTCTTGGCGGTGTCGGGCGGCTCCTGCTCCTCCACCTTTACGCGCGTGGTGCCTTCCTCGGCCGGCACTTCGCCGTCCGCCTTGCCCTCGGTGGTCACCACCACGTCGGGCGCAGGCTTGCCGGTCAGCGTGGAGCCGTCCGGGGTGCTGCCATCGGCAACGGTCCCGTCCGCCTCCAGCGCCTTCTTCACGAGGGTGTTGTCCTCGATGTCGCCGCCCATGCCGCCACGCGCGGCCATCTGGGCTTCACCCGTCAGGCGGACCTGCGCGCCCCGGCTGGGGAAACGCGGGCCTTCCACCTTCACTTCATCGGCCATGGTCGTTCTCCTTACGCATCCGCCACGGAAGCGGCGAAGATGGTGAAGATGCCCGCGTCCACCGGAGCCGTGGTGTCGTTCACGGGGTCGCGGCCGAAGCGCAGCTTGTCGATGCCGCGCATCTCCTGGATGCCCACTCCGTGCATGAAGCCGTAGTCGCGGGTGTTGGTCGTGGACTTCATGCGCTGCGCCCAGGCGACGCCGAGAGCCTGTGCACCGCACAGGAAGCCCGGGGCCACGTCGATGCCAGCTGCGCCGGCGCCGGCCAGCTTGCCCAGCTCGGGGATCTCGCGAACGATCATCTGATCCCAGAGCAGATCGCCGCCACGGAACAGCGGGTTATCCTTGCCGCGCTCCATGGCGTCACGGTTGGCCTGCATGACCACCGGGTCGTTGCGGAAGTCGCGGAACTGATCACTGTTGAGGAAGACGGTGTACCATTCCTCATCGTCATTGACCGTAATCGGGCGAATGCGCGGGTTCGCGTTCTTCGCCAGACGCTTGGCCAGCGACAGTAGGTAGGCGTTCATCTTGCCGCCGGCGGTGCCGGAAGCCGGATAGGTGTTCGTGATCTTCGCCAGATCGGTGGACACCACGCCGCTGTAGTTGCTCTTGGACGAGCCATAGAGGATGCGGTCCTGGTTGTTCACGGACCACGTGTTCCGCTGGCCGGCAGTCGCGGCAGCGAAGGGCACCGAGACGTTGCCGTCCGCCGTGATGTTGGAGAACGCCGTGATGATGTCGGCGCGCATCTTCTCCAGCTCCCACACCATGAGAGCGTCGCGCGCGGCGTCGCGGAGGTCGATAACCGACTTCTGCTCGTCCCAGTCCGAGACGGCGACCGCGTGGCGGATCACGCTCACCGGCAGCGTCATGGAGCGGGCGTTCAGCAGTTCCTCGTTGCCTTCGAGGATCTGGTTTCCGGTGACACCAGCGCCCACCAGACGGCGGACAGCGGCGAAAGTCACGCGGTCGCCAGCCTTGCGGGTCAGGTCTTCCTTGACCTGGATCATGGAGGAAATGGAAGTCCCCATGTACCGGGCGAACTGGTTCTTGCGGACGTACTCGGTGAAAAAGCGATCGTCCCAGATCTGCGGCGTAAGCCCTGCACGGGCCGCCGTGATATTCATATCCGCCACCGGATATACTCCTGATTTCGTTGAGGTGTGATTGTTCAGATCACGCCCGAAGCCCGGCGGCGGCCTGGTCCCAGTATCGTCGGAACCCCACGAAATCGCCCGTTATCCTCGGCGGCAGGAATATACCGTTCGACGTACTCTTTGCCCGCTGGTATGCTGCGCGAATGGCAAAGAGCAAAATCCAACACATCACCGCAGAGCGGCTTCGCGAAGTGCTGGACTATGACCCCAACACGGGGGCCTTCCGTTGGCGCTACCGCCCCGAGAGGGAGCAGCGCTGGAACTCCAGGTTCGCTGGCAAGGACGCTGGCCATCCCTGCAAGAGGCTGGGATACGTCCTGCTCAACATCGAAGGGCGCCTATGCCGAGCGCACCGCTTGGCGTGGCTGTTCATGACCGGCTCATGGCCGACCGTTGAGATTGACCATGCCGATGGTGATGGTCTCAACAACCGCTGGAAGAACCTTCGTCTCGCCACGCGAAGCGAGAACAACAGCAACACGCGACTGCCTCGCCACAACACCAGCGGGCTAAAGGGCGCTTACTTCGACAAGCGCACTGGCCGTTGGCTGGCTCAGATCAGGCACCAGAAGCAGCAGATCTACCTCGGCAAGTTCGATACCGCCGAAGAAGCGCACGCAGCCTACTGCGAAGCGGCAGCGCGCCATCACGGTGCCTTCGCCCGCACCGCCTAGCGCGGGAACAATTCAGTCAGCGGCACAGGTCCGGAGTAGGCGGGAGCACCGCGAGGGGCGGCGCTGCGGGCGGTGGCAAGGCTCGGCTGCAAGTTCGGCACTCGCGGCGCGGGGGCAGAAAGCGGAGCCTCCTGCTGCGGAGCGGACTTGGCGGCCAGTTCGGCCTCGATCTCGGCCCGGATCTTGGCGCGGAAGGCTGCGGGGTCGTCGCCGATCTCACGCTGCACGCGGATCGCCTCGACCTGCTTCATCATCCACGCATAGGGATGCGGTTGGCTGTAGAGCTTGGTGCGCAGGCTGGGGTCTGCTTCCGCTGCCTGCTGGAATTCCTTCACGGCGGCTTCGACCTGGGCGTCGCCGTGCTTCTCGCGCGCCTGCATCTCCGAGATGTTCAGGCGCTCGTTGATCATCAGTTCCTGCACGCGGGCGTGGTAGCCGGCGGGGTCTTCGGCAGGGTTGATCCACTGCGGCGCGGCGGGGGCCTGCTGCTGTGGCTGCGGCGCCTGCTGAGCGCGCTTCGACACCTCCTCGAACTGCCGGCGGAGTTCGGCAAGCTCGCCTTCGAGACGCGCCGCGCGCTCCTTGTGGTCCTTCCGCTGCGCCTGGAGAACGGCCAGAGGCACCGTGCGGCCATCAGCGGAGGCCGGCTCAGCGTCTTCGGGCTCGGGGGGGACTTCGGGTTCTGGCTGGGCGGGTGCTGCTTCAACAACGGGCTCGGGAGCCTGCTCAACAGGCGCGGCTTCCGGCTCCGACTTCCCGTTCAGGAAGCCGTCCAGTTCGTTCTCAGCCATTGGCAGGGGCCTCCGTCTCGGGAGACGGGGCGCCATTCACGATGTACCGGAACAGCATCTCTGAGATCTCGATAACGCTGTCGGGCTGCACGAAGTGACGCGCAACAAGTTCGACCAGCGAATGCCGCAGCATCCGGGCTTCTTCTTCGCTCATCTTGTCCTCAATCGCCCGGTTACGGCCCGGCGGCAGCCATGCGCCCGTTGAGGTCGGCGGCACCTATGAGGGAGGCTTAGAGCCCGCCCTGATCCTGTTGCTTAGGCTGAATGCCTGGTCCATCAATCGGCAGCACCGGGCTTTCGGCAGCCTGCTTGTGGACCTGCGCAATCTTCGCCACGGCCCCATGCATGCGTTCGGCTGCTAGAGCCTCGTCCGCGCTCGCCTTGGCATTCGCGCCCCGGATTTCCGCCTGCTGCTGGGCCTGCATGATCGGAGCCTGCTGCTGGGCCTGCTGAGCGGCGGCCTTCTCGGCCTCGTTCAGCACCTTCAGAAGGTCCGCCTTGTCCTTGAGATTGCTGGATTTAATCAGGGTTTTCCAGGCCGGCATCTGAAGCGGCGGCGGCAGGGCCGGCACCATCTGCGACAGGGCGTTGAACTGCTCTGCCTGAAGCGCCGGCACGTCGGCGCCTTCCTCGATGACGATATCCACTTCCAGGTTGTGGATCTCGTTCTCGACGCGCACAACCTGGTTGAGCCGGGGATCGCCGGGCACAAGCTGCATCTGCTGCATCATCGCCGCGCGCTCGGGCTCCGGCTTTGACATCAGGTCCTCAACCAGCGTGATCGGCCGGTTGAGCGGCAGCCACTTGGTCGTGCCCTCGTCATCCGTGATGCGGAGAAACTTCTCTTCCCGCCAGAACTGACGAGCAGCCATCCACGCCATCTCGCAGACGCGGCGCTTCCACTGGCGCAGGGCATCGGCCAGGGGCTCATTCGCCGCAGCGCCGCCGGCCTGCTGGGCGATGATGGCCCGGCCCGACTGGTCGCGCGGGTCCGTACCGCTCATCGCCGCGTTCGGCCCCTTGGCCTGCATCTCGGCGGTGGCATGCTCCAGCATCTGCATCTGGCCCATGGCCAAATCGCCGCCGGGCAGGATCTCGAAGCGGAAGCCGTGGTTCACCTCGATGAAGCCGTCTGGCCTAGCGACTTCTTCCCGTGCCTTCTGGGCGTTATCGACCGCGCCCTGCTCCGCGATGGTGCGGTTGACGGAGAGTAGATGCAGGGCCTTGGAGCGCCGCTTGTTGATCTCGTCTTGAAGGCCCAGCAGACCCGAGACCATGCCGTAGCGGCGGTTCTCGCGGTCGATATAGGCGCTCATGAGGACCAGAGGGCAGGCAGAGCGGCCCTTGCGATCTAGGAACGGGCTCTGCTGCGGCTCGGCCAGGAAGCCAGCCCGGGAGATCGTCGCCAACCACCACGTGCCAGCCTCAAGCCAGTAGACCTGCACGATGCGGCACCGCTGGCGCTTCGTGTCCTGCCAGGCGATCTGTCCTGGGCGGTCGTCATAGGTGCCACTTTGCGGCGCGAAGGTGTCCGTGAGCACATCGCCGGCGCCAGGATACATCTCTTCAAGCTGGTCCCGGTCCATCCACAGCACGACGCCGAGATAGCGGGCATCGCCGAAGTCGCGCGCGCGGGCATGCGGATCACGCCAAAGGCGATCCCAGGGCACGCGGGTGACAGTGATGTTCACGCCCCCCTGCCCGTCGTCCTCAATGCCCAGCTCAGCGCCGCCGAAGCCTTCCACGAGCATATCCTCGTAGACTTCGCTGGTGACGATGGGGAGGTTGTTCTCGTCAGCAATGAAGCGCAGCGCCTGGGTTGCGGCCTCGGCGCGGTCTTCCTCAGTGGGCGTGCGAGGGTAAGCCTTAGGGTCAGTGCGCGCCTTGCGCTCCAGCCCGCACAGCAGAGCCACCTTGTCAGAGATCTTGTTGACGACGATGGGGGCCTGTCCACGCTTCTCTAGCTTCTTGACCTCGGCTTCGGTCCACTGCCGGTTATCGTAATAATCCCGGCATTTCTCCGAAGCCTCACGCTCTCCTGTCGTGGCACGCTCGGCCTGCTCGAACCAGTCGACGAGCTTGCTGTGAAGCTGTCCCAGGTCGCCCGTGTAGGCATCAGGCCCCGCGTCTAGCCCATTCACCGGCCGGCCGAGTTCCGCAGCCTCGATGGGGGAACCAAGCGCCTCGCGGGCAAGGAAGTCCTGGAGCGCCGATCCGTCAGCCAAGGTGCGCTCCCTTCCTGTTCATGCTGTCCGCCAGTTGTCTGCGTCTTCAGTGTCGCCGAAGGCTCGGTCCCAACTGTCTCGGGGTGGCGGTGGAGCCTTCTGCTCCTGACCGCCCACCATCTTGTCCAGAAGCTGCCCCACGAGGCCCAGAGCATCGACCTGATCGTCGTGCTTGCCCGCAGGAAAGCTCATCATCTCGGCCTCAAGATCGGCCCGCCACGGCGCCTCGGCCGGGATATACAGACCGTCCAGCGCCAACCGGCCTCGGATCGACTGCGCCCGCACTGACTTATCGCCACGGGTCGGAAACTGCGTCCGGGCCACGTAGGCCTGCCGCTGCCGCATCCGCTGCTCCAAGAACGGACCAACACCGGCCTTGATCTGGCCGGTTTCCTCAGCCCATCCAATCGGGCGCCACTGCTTCACGAGGTCGCACATCGCCTCAACCCAGCGGTCGGAGGACGACTGCGAGCGCCACAGGTCCAGCAGCCACAGCCGGCGGTCAGGATCGACGCCAATGACGACGTGAACCGTGTAGTCGCCATCGTCCTGCGTGACCGCGTAGTCCGAGGCGCCATAAACCCGCATCGTTTCGCGCGGCGGCAGCTTCGCCACAGGCCGCAGCCATTCACGGCGGAAATAATCACCGCTCTCGGGCGCCGGCCGCTGCTGGTAGAGCGCATTCTTTGTCCGAGGCAGGATGCGGGGCCACCGCTCCTTCAGGTCGCGGGCGTATCCGTATCCGTCGTCATCCCAGAGCCATTCGCCCGGCTTGCGTCCCAGCGCATCGTCTGCGCTCTCGGCCACCATGGGCAGGCTGACCACCGTCCAGGCATCCGGCTCATGGGCCAGAAGGCGCCCGGCCAGGTCGTCCTCATGCCAGCGCGTCTGCACCAGAATGACCGATGCGCCAGGCTTCAAGCGGGTCTGGAGGTCGTCCTGATACCAGGACCACACCTTCTCCCGCCGCGTCTCGCTGTCGGCTTCCTCGCGGCCCTTGATAGGGTCGTCGATGACCGCCAAGTCGGCGCGCATACCGGTGATCGTGCCGCCCGCGCCGGCCGCTCGATACTGGCCGCCGTTGGTCGTAGTCCACAGATCCTCGGCTTCCCGGTCCAGGCCATAGCCCAGAAGGTCGCTGTGCTCCCTCACCCGCCCGCGCACCCGGCGCGAGAAACTGGCGGCAAGGTCGGCCGTATTGCTGGCCGTGATGATGTTGCGGTCTCGGCCCTGTGCCAGATACCAAGCCGGGAACAGGTCAGAAGCGTATGTGCTCTTGGCGCTGCCGGGCGGCATGAACACCATCAGGCGCCGCGTCTCGCCCCGGGCTACAGCCTCAAGGTGGCGGATGAGCAGCAGATGGTGGCGCGCTGGCGTCTGACCCCGTGGAGCCAGGGCATAGGAACACCACTCAGTTAAGCTGGTCTCGATCCGGCGTCGGGCCTGTTCCTTCAATGCCTCCGCCAAGGAAGGCGGCAAGTTCAGCCCGCACAACCTCGTCAAGCTGGGCATCGGTAAGGGAGCGGACGTCAACTTCTCCCTCCAGATGGACTTCCTGCCGGGCCTTGCCCCAACCGCGATCCAGAAGGGTGGAGGCTGCGGTGACGCGGGCGGCTGGCGCCTGCTCCGTGTCGTTCATGATCTCCGCCAGGGTCTTGATGGCGGCTTCCGTGTGCTCTCGGGCGGCAGCCTCCACGGAGCGGAGTGCCTTGGGGCGCCCGCTGGGATTGCCGCTCCTGCCCTTCTCAAACCGCTTGCCGACCGGCGGCATGTCTGACCTCAGAAACGAAAAACCCGCCAAGCTTTCGCCGGGCGGGCCAGAACTCCGGGCGCACTTCGCCCAGCGACATCATTCTGGTTATGAATGATGAGGGTGTCAAGATCTATCGAACGCCCCACCAATCCGCCAGAAACGCCAGCCCTTCCCGCACCATATGCGCGCGGCCAAGGGTGGATGGCTCCTCATAGACCACGGCCAGCCGCACCGCATCGGCATGGCGCTGGCTGCAACGGCGCACCAGCTCGTCCATAGCGGCACAGTAGCCGTCCCATGCCTCCTGGGCTGCCTGCGGGTCGTCACAGCCGCCGCCGGCCCGTCCAGCGTCCCCGTAGGCCATGGGCAGCCCCCGCAGAGGCAGCGCGCCCCTCCAGAGCCCCTGGAGCTTCCTGGCCGCCGCCTGCTGCCTCCCACTCCAGCCCACCGCCTGACCGGGCTGCCGGTCCTCATACCGCCCGCTCGGCCGGGTGATGACGCGCGCGGTGTCGGTCTCGGCCACGGTGAGCAGGTAGCGGTCGCGGTCGGCGTCGGTGGTGATGTGGGCCCGGCTCTGCTGGACCGTGCCGACTGCGATGGTGATGCGCTGGTTGCTCATGAGCGTTTCTCCACCCAGCCGACCCAAACATCTTTTGGATTTCCTCCTGCGGCCTCGTATCCCTGGCAGTAGGATATAATGTTCGACACTCGAATATTCGCGCCGCACCGCAGGCATGGGCATTTATGATTGAGGCCGAGTTCCCGGATATTGTGTGGGAAAAGATGGCGCGAGCATTCCTTCGTGATGTTCTCGCGAACTTCCGCAGCGTTAGCTTTTTCCTGAGCAATTATGTCATCTCGCCTCGTTCGTTGCGGCTTGAGACGGGCTAGATCTGCAAATCCAAGGCGGCTCATGGGTTCTCCCCCTCCTGTCCGTCCGCGGCTTTCTTCCGTAGCTTGCGGAGCCTGGATTGCGTGACGGTGCCGCCGTCGAAGGGGGCGTTGGCGGCGACCCAGGCGTCTCGGGCGTCGAGGGCGGCGGTGGCTAGATCTGGCCAACTGCTGTCGCTGTGGGTCGCACGGGACAAAGACCGCGCCACAGCCTCTACAAGCTTGGGGTCATGGGTCATGGCTTGCATCCCATATGCTGGCCTTGGCCGTTCAGGCGGGGCGTAATGGCTCCGAGGGGAGCGGTCAGGTACTGGCACCCAGTCTCATGGTCGATGCGCAGGGAGAGACCACTGCGCCCCCTAGGCGGGTCCGTGACATCACGGTCGGGCTTTGGCATCAGCCACCACACGAAGGTGGCGGCTAAGGCCAGTCCGGTGAATTTGCCAAGGAAGCGGCCCAACGCCGGGAAAAACTCGTCTGCAAACTTGCCCATCACCGCCTTCTCCCCATCCATTCGAGAACCCGCACCACGCCTTTGATCAGCCTCCAGAGGTCGCGCATCAGGGGGTGTCCTTCTCGGCGCACAGGGCGATGAACTGCGGCTTGACCAGTTCCTTCAGCCGCTCCCAGACGCCTGGTGCCGCGAACTCATGGGTTAGGATCGGCTCTCCCAGGAGCTTCTCGGCGAGGATGTGAATGTCCACGAATGGCCCGCAGGATATGCCGGTGTAGAGGCCGATGATGGCGGCTTGCTCACGGGTGAGACGGCCCCTCCCCACCTCCCCCGTGCTCGTGCTCTGGTTGGCGCGGTCAGTCATTTGCGGTTCGCCTTCCGTGCCTTGCGTTGGGCCTTCTGTGCGGCCTTCTTTCGGTTGATGCGCTTTTTCTTCGGCATGGGGAGGTAGCCAATTGGCTCGTAGTATTCCTCTCGGCGCAGTGGCGAGATGCCGCACATCGACGCCGCCAGCGCGTACATGGTCAGAGGTCCAACCCGCATCACTCCGCCCCTCCCCGGATCGCGGCGAGGGCAGAGCGGGCCCAATAAGCCGCGTCAGTGTCGGTTGTGTTTCGAGCGATGAGGTCCAGCGCCTCCACAGCCACCTCCAGCTTCCCCTTCGGCTCGGGTGCGGCATCCGGAACGATCCGGCAGGACCGACGCAGGGCGCCCCGCATGATCTTCTGCTCCTCCCGTGTGAGCGAAAACTGCTCCACAGGCTCCTTCGCCTCGCTGAGCAGGCCGCAAGCCTCGGCGGCGCGGAAGAGGCGTTCCCACACGGTGGACGCTGCCCTGCGGTTCTCCCAAGGCCCTACCGTGCCTGCCCGTGCAGCCTCCAGCGCCTCCCGCAGCGGAGCCAGGGCGGGCGTGGGGTTCTGCGGGGTCATGCGCACTTCTCCTCCGGCAGATCGAAGCAATGAGGATCGGCGCCGACCTCATATCCGTGCAGCCACTCGGACCATTCCTCGGACAGAGCGTCGAAGGGGCAGTCAGATCGCCGCTTGCCAGCCTCGAATGCGTAGAGGCCCTGGATGATGACCGGCACTCCATTCGGCCAGTCAGGATGCTCGCTGCTCACTTGCTCTGCTCCTGGGCGGTGAGGATGGCGCGGACTTCGCGGGCCAATTCAGTGAACCTCATGTGGTGCCCGCTATCGTGCAGGAGGCCCAACTCAATGAGTTCCGGCCACTCGCGGCAATGCGCCGTCCTAGTCCTCACTGCGTCAGCCTGCGCCGGGCTCAGCCGGCGCGCGATCTCGGTGGGGGTCATCACTTCGACTTCCCCATCAGAAGCACATCAGGGTGGATCGCGAAGCCTGGCCCGCCCATGCCTGAGAGCGTCTTACCGGTTACAACGCACCGCATCAGCGCCGCCGACGCGATGCCGCCATATCCAGGCTCACCGGGGCGGAGTTCCCAGCCTGGAGACAGGTGGTAGTAATCAGGCGCGCGGCTCGGCTTTTCAGGCTCAGGAGAGAAGGCCAAGTCGATATGCCGGGCGCCTTGGCGCAGAGCCAGTCGGCGCTTCGGGTCTTTCTCGGTGCGTGCCATTTCCAGCAGCAATTCGGCCGACTGATGCATCACTTCCCCTCCCCCAGCTCGCCGCTGTTCTGTGCGGAGGGGGGTGTGGGGAGGGTGTCGAAGGCCGCTTCGCCCGTCCCATCGCAATCGGGGCAGATGATGACGGCTTCATCGCCCGCGTCGCCTTTGTGAGGCTTCAGGTACCGGTCCCAGTCAGTGACGATCTCGCCGGTGCCTTGGCATGTGCTGCACATCACCCAACCCTCCGTTCACTGGCGGCGGCCAGCATTGCCCTGAGAGCGTCCGATGCCCCTTGACCCTCCACGGGCTGCCGGGGCGCCTCAGACCGGCCTGTGCGCCAAACGTCGGGCCTTCTAGGCGCATTCCTGATGGCCTGGGCTGCGTCCACTTCCTTGCCGCGGACGTAGAAGAGCCCGCAGAAGTCGCTTTCGACGCGCACGGTGCCATCGGCGCAGGGTGTGAGGATCGCGCCGAGGTCGATCAGCCGGGCGAGGCGAAGCTGGGAGGGGAAGGGATCGGTCATTCGCCGGCGTCCTCGAAACGCAGATCCAGGCAAGCCTTGGCTTCGCTTGGGGCGTGGCGCATGACCAGATCGCGGAAAGCGGTGGTGACGCCGTTCCTGGCTTTCGCAGCCTCGATGCGCCTGATCCACTCCCGCAGCGCGCGGTGGTCGTCGCTGTCGCGGGTCATTCTGCGGCCATCCCCATCAGATCCTGCGGGCGCTGCGGCAGCCGGCGCGGCGGGCGAACCTCCAGCGTGGTGTCGGCCCCTTCGGCTTCGGCCTTGGCGATGCGCTTATCCAGCGCGGCGACGAGCCAGGGGCGCGGGATGCTGTCGGCCTGGGTGACCTGCGCCCGGGTCTCCATTAGCCGCACCCAGCGCGAGGACGGATGCGGGTGGGCCAGGATCTGCGCCATGCGCTCGCGCCACCATGCCCGGTCGTTGGCTTCCTCGTCGTCCAGCCACTGCGGCGCCAGGCCCTGCACCACGTCGCGATGCTCGCGGAGGACGTGCGCCCAAACTTCCGGGGCACCGTGCGCCCGGACCATGCCGAGGTACTGAAGCGTGCAGGTGCCGGAGGCGACACGGTTGTCGAACAGGCGCTTCCAGATGCCGATGGCCTTGCCCTCGCCGGATGCGGGCTCAGGGGCGCGCATGCTGGCGGGCAGGTTCTCCATGCAGGCGTCGAGGTCATCACGGCTGGGGAAGCCGGAGAGCATGCGGGCCACGGCATCCGCAGTCTGCTCGGTCAGCAGGCTCGCGGAGTAGCGGCGGGTCAGGTGGGTCACCAGCGGCGGCAGGAGGCGGTCAGGGATCACCTCCCCGTCCTGCTCCGTCAGCCGGTTGGCGACGCGCGCCATCCAGTCCTTGGGGGTCATCAGTGCTGCCTCTCGGAGGGGCCGGACAGATCATCCAGCCAGCGTTTCTGGTTCAGCCATGTCGCGGGATGCGGCACGAAGCGGCCGTCCTCGCGAGTGTCGAAGAGGTGGAGGGCGGCCTTGAGAGACCAGACGATCTCGTTGGGATTGCCGCCGGCTTCCTTGAGTGCCTTGGGCCATGCGCGCTCGGCGGCGCCCTTGGCTGTCTTCCGGGGGTAGAGGGACCAGAAGTCTTCGAACCCCTGCATGTCGGACCCATCCCCCCGCTTGCGGGGGGTAGGGGGGTTCTTCTCTTCTTTAATCTCCCTCTCCCTCTCCCTTAACTCTCCCTTGGAGCCTGTTACAGAGTTTGGATCGCTCTGTGACAGAGACTGATCTCCCTCTGTCACAGGAGCATTCTTGTTCTTCAACAGCTTGGCGGCGCGCGCTGCGGCAGTACGCTCGCGTTGCGCCAGCTTCTTCTGCCACGAAGAAACGGCCTTCTCTGCGACGACGCTGTGGTACAGGCGGCCATCGCTGCACTTCACGAAGCCGGCCAGCGCACCATCCGCGCGCAGGCGCTTCCAACCGTTGATGTCGCGTCCGTAGCCAAGGAGGCGGCACAGGGTCACATCGTCATCAGGCAGGGATGCGGCCGGCAGTTGATGCCAGGACACGCACCAGGCCAGCACAGCGGCGCGAAACACCTCTGCGTCTGGCACAGCGGCCATGCCGCTATCCCGCAGCCGAAGAACCTCCAGGGGCATGAAGGCGAAGTCCCGAAGGTCGCAGTCAGCCGGGGTCAATGGCTCGGGCAGCTCGGTCATACCGCCCAGATCTCCACCAGAAGGTGGCCCGGCTCGCGTGCAGGATCACGGACGATGTGGATAGCCTGCGCTTGGCTGTCGTCCTTGATGACGCCGGCCTCCTGCAACAGGTCGCTGATCGGCTTCTCGTTGTTCCCGAGGTCGCGGCGCTGCTTCGGCACCGTGATGCGCATGGAGTAGGCGCCGGCGAACTGGTCGCACGGGGTCTGGTTCGCGACGCTGATGCCGGCCCTGAACAGCCAGTCCCGGTACTCCTTGGACTTCAGCGTGCGCGGCTTCCCGCCCATGACCACATTCCGCCAGATGCGGTTGGTGGAAGGGGGCTCCGGAAGCAGGAGAGTGATGTCGGCAGGGACGGTCATTGCCCCGCCTTCCGCCGATGCAGCGCGTTATGGGCGGCTACGAGGCAGTCGCGGTTGTCCTTGAGATCCTGCTGGATGTCTCCCGGCACGGACCAGAACCACAGACGCCAGAGACGCGGCGGCCACCAGCTTGGAGCCCACTCGGTCGTGAGACCGAAGGTCCGCAGGGTTTCTTTGATGCGCGCCGTCATTCCGTACTCACGTCGACCATTCGAATGATCTCCTCGCGAAGCTCTTTGCATTCGCGCATGAGGGTCAGGAGGGTGGCGCTGTTGGGCGGGCATTCCCCGCTCATCCAGTTTCGCGCAGCCCGAGGGGTAGCGTCGGCCATCTTGGCCAAGCGCTTGTCCGCGCAGCGCAGATCACCGAACTTCCGGCGCAGAACCCGGGCGACGGTTTCGCCAAGCTGCTCGGTGGTGATCGTCGCGCTCATCGCGGCAAAACTTTTCCGGTTAGGATTGGACCTGTGATGCACTGCGGGACCCGTTCATGTTGGTGGACATGAACGGACGTGCTTTTGAGGATCGGATCGGATTTAACGGGCTGGGGCTGGCACCCCGGCCCTTTCTCTGTCTGGTCCAGACGGCAAAGCGCCTGGCATGAGGAGCAATCGTTGCCACACATCAGTCGTGGCTCTCCTCGTCGTCACGCCGACGACCCAGCCAGACAGCCAGAGCGCCAAACGCGAGAAGGGCGAAGCGCATCATGCCGCCACCTCGCGGCTGGGAAAGTTCAGGCTGGCGAATTCGCCATGAAGCTTAATCGCAGCCTCATCGCGGACCCTCGCGGCCTCCTCAGCGGTGAGGAAAGTTCCCAGATGGATAATCTTGCCGCCGCAATTGATCTTGGCGGAAAACCTATTCGGGCTGGATTTCCAGACACCTCGGAAGCCGGATCTGCTGTTCGAATTAATCCGGCGGTTGCAGGAATTCTGCTGCGCCGTCGCGAGGCGCAGATTGCACCGCCGATTGTCCAGACCATCGCCGTTTATGTGGTCCACCAACACGCCCTTAGGGGCATCCATGACGAACCGGTGCATCTGGATGAAGTAAACCAGTTCGCCGCGCTCGAAGACGCGGTGAAAAGCATATGTGGTGTTGGGGGTCTTGGCTTGCCCCCAGGTCATAGCGAGGACGCGCTCCGCATCCTCCTCACTCACGAGCGCCACGAGGCCGCCGCGCAGGGGAACCTGCACCGGGCTCACGCTGCGGCCTCGCGGCGCGGCACGAAATCTGAGGCGGTCACAGCTCCGGCGGTGGCCGTCTCAATGGCGTGGAGGTGCTCAATCCGCGGAAACTTCCGCTTGGCCCTCCAATGGTAGACGGTGACCAGATGCACACCAACCTTAGCCGCGAGGGCCTCGGGGGTCGTTCCAGTCTCCTGCATCCAGCTAGCGAGTTCCATGGCGGCAGTTTGCCTAATAGGCACATTGCCTGTCAAGCAAACTTTGCCCATCAGTCAATGGAAGGCAGTCCGCCTCAGCGCGACAATGTGCCTATGCAAGACAAGTCACCACCCCCTTATGCGCCGCAGCCGACGATTAAACGCTGGCGCGAATTTAGGGGTTTGACATTAGAACAAGTGGGGAACAAACTAGGCATCGGAGGCCAAGCCGTCCATAAATGGGAAGCCGGGAAGACACCCTTGACGGTCGAAAAGCTCCGCTTGCTCGCTGAATTATATGGGACAACGCCCGACGCTCTGCTGCACAACCCCGATGAGGCCGATTTGGTCGAACGAATGAAGCGAGCCTATGAGTTGTTGAGGCGCATGCCGGGCGGTAGCGCTGAGAAGTGGCTTGGGCTGGGGGAAGACCTCTCTCCACCGCCAGATAAAAAATAGCCTAATGGGCAAAATCTAATTGACGACTACCTAGCCCATTAGGCAAAGTACCTCCAGCAGCATCCCGCTGCCCCGGAGGTACACCGAGTGACCACCACCGAGATTTCCGCCGCGGTTGAGCGTGAGGCTCCTGCGACACATACGCCCGGCCCCTGGAACGTCGGCGTCCAGCACCTTTCGCTGTTCATCGTCGCGGGTCGGGCCCCGTCTTCTGTCGATGTTGAGGCGTGGCACGATGCTCCGCGTGTTGCTGTTGCCAAGGTCATGCGGCCGTCGTCAGAAGACGCGCTTCCAATCCACGAAGAAGCGAATGCACGCCTTCTGGCCGCTGCGCCGGAGATGTACCAAGCGCTTTTGGCGATGGTCATCCTGGCCAAGTCTGGCGCTGAGCCGGTCAGCGTTTTGGCTCAGGCCGAAGCCGCCATCGCCAAGGCGGAGGGCCGTTCCTGATGAACGCCCTCACCTACATCCCGGTCGAGCGCCCACCCGCTCCCGTGGCGATGCGCTTCCCCGCTCCTCGCACTCCGCTGGACGCCAAGCTGCGCAAGACGGCGCTGCGGGCGTTCTACCGGATGTGGTTCCGCGAGATGGCGGCGTTCAATGACGAAGCCGCGTTCACCGACCGCACCGCCGAGATGGCCCTGAAGCTCGAGATCGCGCGGTGTGAAAAGCTCGCCGCCAGTGAGCTGCGGGACAGCAAGCGCATCGAGAACATCCGCCGCCGCCACTGGTGTCTGCTCTGGAACGAGCAGTACCGCCTGCGGGCCGATGCCTGGCGGAACCTGCTGAACGGCGACCTCATCATGTGGCGGCTGTGCTTCCAGGAAATCCGCCGCGTGCGTCAGGACATCGCCGCCGAGCAGGCGCGCGTGTTCCCGGAGATGGTGTCTTGAGCGGGCGCGTCGTCGCTTGGTTCAGCGCTGGCGCGGCTTCGGCCGTCGCTGCGAAGCTAGCACTGTGCCGGTACACTGACGCCGAGGTGGTGATTGCCCGCTGCGTCATCCCCTCCGAGCACGAGGACAATGACCGGTTCGCCGCCGACTGCGAGCGCTGGTTCGGTCAGCCGATCCGTAACCTCCGCAGCACCGAGTTCGCCGACACCTGGGACGTGTGGGAGAAGCGCCGGTACATCGCCGGTGTGGCTGGCGCGCCATGCACAACCGAACTGAAGAAGGCAGTGCGACACCAGTTCGAGATGGACTGGCAGCCTGACGTGCAGGTCTTTGGCTACACAGCCGAGGAGCGCCTTCGGGTTAACCGGTTTCGTCAGAACAACCCGGAGGTGCGGCTTGTTGCGCCGCTGATCGACGCGGGGCTGAGCAAGGCGGACTGCCTCGCCATGGTGGATCGCGCAGGCATCGAGATCCCCGCCATCTACCGCCTGGGGTTCCGCAACGCGAACTGCATCCCCTGCCCCAAGGCAACCGCTCCAGCCTACTGGAACCGCATCCGTCGCCACTTCCCCCAACGCTTCGACCGCATGGTCGATCTGAGCCGTCTTCTGAACGTGAGGCTGGTGGAGCTGAACGGGGAGCGGATTTTTCTCGATGAGCTGCCCCCAGCAGCCGGTGCGGGAGATCAGGAACCCGACATGGACTGCTCCCTCATGTGTGCCATCGCTGAAAGCAAGATGCTGGAAGGAGCCGCGTCATGAACAACGTGATCCGCATTTCCGACCACGAAGCCCGTCGCGCCTACCGCCAGATTGGCGAGCGCATCCCGGCGAACCTGCGCGAGCCGATCCTGCCGCAGATGCCGAACCCTTTGGCGTTCGTGGTTATCTTGGCAGCGAGCTTCATCGGCTGGACCTTGATGTTCATCACGGCGGTGGCCGTTGCTCGGGTGATGGAGCTGTGACCCGCGCCCGCTGTGTCCTCGGCCGCGTGCTGATCGAGATGGCGAACCTGTCGGTGCAGGGCCGCAACTCTCCCGAGCCTGTGGTTCGCCGCGAGTGCCAGCGCGCGCAGCACGGAATGCGCCGCCGCGCCGAGATGGAGTGGCGGAAGCTGAAGTCGGCCATGCCGGGGAAGGAGGCTGAGTGATGACCCCTCTCCTCCGGGCCTGGCAGCTCACCCGCCGCGCCTACGCGCTGTCCAACCAGCCCGCCGTCGAGGCCCTGTGCCTGGATGCCATGCGCGAGATCGAAGTGGCGATGATGACGATGGAGAACCGGTGATGGCTCTCAACGTAGAACGGTTCATTGCGCTGAATATCCAGAATGATGCGCCGCCCTGTGTGCGCAGGCACAACGCCATAGCGAACTTACGCGAGTTCGATGGGATGGAGGTTGGAGGGCACAAGTTCTTCGCTGGTGACGGCCGGGTCAGGAGAGCCTGGGCTTCTGCGGCAAAGAATTACACGCGGCGCAGCGGGGTGAAGTTCAAGGTCCTCACGGTGACCACCGGTGGCCTCGAAGGCGTCAGCATCCGGAGGACCGCCTGATGTCCAAGATGACCTGGAATGAAGAGCAGAACTCCATACTGCGCATCGGCTTCGCCAACTGGTCGCAGGATCGCCTGATCGAGGCCGTGCATCAGGCCGATAGCGAAGGCAAGCCCCGCGTCTGGAGCCTGATCGCGCGCCATGCCTACCGTCTGGGCCTGCGTCGCGGTCGGGAGACGATCCGCTCCCTGGGCGATGACAAGATGACCACCCGGCCCCGCCGAGGATGGACGCTGGAGCAGATGGAGTTCCTGCGGGAGCACTATGCAGCCATGCCGATGGCGGACCTGATCAAGGGTCTGGCGAAGCTGGGCGAGACCAAGGCCTACAGCGCGATCCAGACCTTTGCCGGCCGCAGCGGCCTGTCGCGTCCGCTGGTGCCGCCGCCAGTGCATACCAAGGGCAGCCGCCGATACACCACCATCCGCCGCCCGGTGCAGCCTCAGCGCCCGCAGGAGGGCGTCCGCACTCAGCGCAACGCCCTGACGCTGCTGCCGTCCCGCCCCGCCCCCGAACTCCGCACCATCGCCGCCGGCGAGCCCGACACCGCGCATGAGAAGGTGGTGTCGAAGCAGGAGAAGGCTTGGCGGATGCTGTGGGAGAGGAGGCCTGCGGAAGATGTCATCCGTGCCACCGGCCTCCAGCTGCGGGAAGTGCTGCGGATCAACATGGACGTGCGGGAAGCGCGGCGCGCGCAGAGGGCTGCGTGATGGCCCTCCTTCCCATTCCCACCGATCGCGCCGAGTGGCTGGCGCTGCGCCAGCGACACATCGGCGCCAGCGAAGTGGCTGCGCTCTTCGGCCTTCAGGCTGACTACCAGCCGGGCATCTTCGCGCTCTGGCAGACCAAGGCCGGTCATCTGCCTGCCGAGGATATCCAGGGCGAGCGCCTGCGCTGGGGCCTTCTGCTGGAGGAAGCCATCGCCCAGGCGTGCCGTGAGATGCGCGGCTGGGACGTGCAGCCTGGCGTTTATGCCACCCATGAATGCGGCCTGGGCGCGACCCTGGACCGGATCATCATGAGCGCTGAGGGCATGGAAGGCGCTGCCCCGTTGGAGATGAAGAACGTCGATATGGCGGTCTTCATGCGGTCCTGGAAGGAAGCCGGCGAGCCGCCGATGCACATCCAGTTGCAGCTTCAGGCGCAGCTTCTGGCGACTGGCGCGCAATGGGGCGCGGTAGCCGCTCTGGTCGGCGGTAACCGGCTGGAGACCTACATCGAGTACCGGCGCCCGGCCATCCAGGCCGAGATCATCAAGCGCGTGTCCGAGTTCTGGCGCAGGGTGCGGGAGAATGATCCGCCGGCGCCGGATGGCAGCGACAGCGCATTCCGCGCTCTGGTCGCCCTGACGCCGGAACTGGACAGCGAGCCCGCCGATCTGCGCGACGACGACGAGGCCGCCATGCTTGCCCAGGAAGCCGTGAAGGCTGCCGAGGCCCGCAAGGAAGCCGAGAAGGCCGAGAAGGCCGCCAAGAACCTGCTGCTCCAGAAGATCGGCGCCCACCGCTGGGCGATGATCGACGGCTTCAAGAGCAGCGTCCGTGTCACCCCCGACAACCCTGGCCGCACGGCCGAACCTGGCGAGATCGTTGGCGCCCGCAAGGGCAGCCGCTCGCTGGTTGTGGAGCGCTACACCCCATGAGCGAATATCAGGACAACCTGCCGGCCGTAGTCGGAACCGTGGACAACCCTTTCGCGCGCGGCGCCGTCCCGGCCCACGTGAACGCCGGCACGGTCGCCATCGAGAGCGAGCGCGCCGTTGCCGAGGCCCAGGGCAAGATGGTCCTGGCGAAGCGGTTCCCGCGCGACACGGCCATGGCAGCGGCCCGCGCCATCGACGCCTGCAAGCGCCCTTCCCTCGCTGAGGCGGGCCTCTACCGCTACAGCCGTGGCGGCGGGAACGTGGAAGGCCCGTCGATCCGCCTGGCCGAGGAACTGGCCCGGTGCTGGGGGAACATCGAATACGGTCTCCGCGAACTGTCCCGGAAGGAGGGCTACTCCGAGATGGAAGCCTTCGCCTGGGATCTGGAGACGAACGTCCGGTCGGTCCAGAACTTCACGGTGCGCCATATCCGGGACAAGAAGGGCGGTGGTCAGGCTCTCCACGAAGAGCGCGACATCTACGAGATCACGGCGAACATGGGCTCCCGCCGGGTGCGCGCCCGCATCCTGGCCATCCTGCCGCCCGACCTGACGGATGCCGCGGTCGCCCAGGTCCGCAAGACCCTGCGTGATGGCAGCGAACTGCCGCTGGCCGACCGCATCAACAGCATGGTCCGGTTCCTCTCCGGCCACGGCGTCACCACCGCCATGCTGGTGGCCTATCTCGGCCACCCCATCGATCAGACCACGCCGGACGAGCTGGTTGACCTGAAGGGCATTGCGACCAGCCTGAAGGACGGCCAGAGCAAGGCGGCCGACCACTTCGGCCCCAAGGCTGACGCTGTGGTGGACGCCGCCAAGCCGGGCAAGCTGGACGCGCTGGAGCAGGCCGTGAAGCAGCCGGCGCCCGCCACCTTCGCTATCAAGAGCCCGCGCGGCCAGATCGAGCACCCCACCATCGCGGCCTGGGAAGCGGCGTGGATGGACATCATCAAGGGCGAGCCTGCCGCCAACCTGAAGAAGGCCCGCGAGATGAACGGCGCCCTGATGGCCGAGTACGCCGCCGACCACCGCGAGGCCGTGATGCGCGTGCAGGACGCGCTGGACGCCAAGACGAAGGGAGAGGCGGCATGACCGCCTCCGACCGCCTCGACACGCTGGCCGATGCAGGGGGCGCGGAATGAGCCTCAGGACCCTCGACCTGTTCAGTGGGATCGGCGGCTTCAGCCTCGGCCTGGAACGGACCGGCGGCTTCCAGACCGTCGCCTTCTGCGAGATCGAACCTTTCCCGCAGGCCGTGCTCGCCAAGCACTGGCCGGAGGTGCCCTGCTACGATGACGTGCGAACCCTCACGGCCGGGCGCCTGGCAGCAGATGGAATTTCCGTGGATGTCATCTGCGGCGGGTTTCCCTGCCAAGATGTCAGCCTTGCAGCCGGGAACACCAGCCGGGCCGGCCTCGACGGGGAGCGCAGTGGACTTTGGAAGGAGTTCGCCCGCCTCATCGGTGAGTGCGGACCCCGTTGGGTCATCGTTGAGAACTCACCTGCTATCCGGGTTCGAGGAGCTGACCGGGTTCTCTCTGACCTGGAAGGCCTCGGCTACACCCCAATGCCGGCCGTGGTGGGTGCTATCCATGCCGGTGCCGACCAGTGGCGCAAGCGGGCGTGGATTGTTGCCTACCGTGCTCTGCCGGGACTGGAAATCCTGCGCCAAGGCGAAGCGAGCGAACAGCCGGCCGCTGTCGGAACTTCTGGATGGGCCACTGAACCCGGCGTGGGCCGAGTGGCATATGGGGTTCCCGATAGGGTGGACCGAATTACCGCCATCGGAAACGCGGTAGTGCCTCAAGTCGTGGAGGTGATCGGCCGCGCCATCCTGGCCTCTGACATGAGCCTCAATGCCACCCGCACTGGCCCCGGCACTTCCCGCTCTCCCAGAGCCCAGCGCCGCACGGTGCGGGCATCCACCTCCAGCGCCTGCGCCGCCGCTACCTGCGACAGCCCCAGCGCCTCGATGGCAGCCCGGAACTCGTCAGCGGTCATCTCAGGGGCCGACGCTGTAGATGGTGACTTCGGTAGCGCCAGCGCGCTTCGCAGCCACCTTGGCGGCCTTGGCGATATCGGCAGCGCGGTCCTGGGTCAGAGCACCGGTCACATACACGACGCCGCTCTGCTTCGTGCCGGACACGCCGAACTGGAAGCGGCCCTGCACGTGATCCGGGCGGGTGCGGTCAGCGAAGGTCGGGGCGGTGATGATGTTCATAGGTCCTACGTAGGGCCAATGGCCCTAACAGTCAATGGGAAAGGAGCCCCCGCATGACCCCGCCACCCCGCCCGCAGCCCGTGACGGATGGCGATGTGGAGGCGCTTGCAATGAGGCTGGAAGCCGAGTGGCAGGCAGCGGCTGACGAGATCGGTGGTGAGGTTTGCGCCGACATTTTCACGGAAGCGTCGGACATGCTTCGCACCCTCCTCACCGAACGCGCCGCCCACGCCCAAGCGGTCGCGCAGGCTCGGGAGGAGGGTGAGCGTGAGGGGATCAAGAAGGCAGCAGCAAAGTGTGAGCAGCTTGCAAGCGTGATTAAGCCAGGGGACGGCAATCTCGCCGCAGCATGGGCGAATGGTTGTGACGATTGTCAGAAAGCGATCGAAGGTATCGCCCTCATTCCCACGCCCAGCCAGGAGGACCCGCTCTCCGAGATGTCCCCCTTCGATGTGGAGGACGCAGATTTCGCAAAGCACGCCAGCACGGTGCAGACGGACGAGGAAGGGCGGAGCAATGGCTGATGCCATGACGCTGACGGTGGAGCAGTTCGACGAGATTTACGAGGCAGCCCGCTATCGAGCAGAGGTCAAGGGAGGGAAGTTTGACCACGATGACCACGAAGTTCCGGCTGCCGATCTTGTCGATCTTGCGCAGTCAGTTCCTGAACGGTTCGTGGTCCTGTGTCGAATGGCCCGCGCGTCGTTGAGCCGCACGGAGGTGCAGGGGGTGGTGCCTGCTGGCTGGAAGTTGGTTCCGGTGGAGCCAACGCGGGAGATGATCCGTCCTGCCTGCGCCATGATCGACGACGAAAGCCCGTGGCCGTTCGTGGTCAACCTCTACACCGCCATGCTCGCCGCAGCCCCGCCCCCACCCGCCCCCAGCACGGACGCGAGGGAGGGGGAGGACCTTGTGACTATGCCTCGCTGGGTCGCGGAGAGGGTCGGCCGGTTCTATGTCCCCAAGGAGGACAGCGATGCCATCTTCTCCAGGCGTGAAGCTATCCGCCTATATCACGCCGCCCTCGCCAGCGGAGGCCGCGCCAATGGGTGAGCCTCTCCACGCCAGCGAGTGCTACTCCGAGCCCTACAACGGGCAGGAGTGCTGGGAGAGCCGGCCGCGCGAGCCTGTTGGCCAGGAGAAACCGCCCGGTGTGTTCCGCGCCATCGAGGTGCCGTGCCGGAAGCAGAAAGCCTGGCTCGTCGGGTTCCGTGCCCAGCAGGACATCGCGCGAGCCGTCATCGCGGAGAGGCTGAGGCAGTTGGACGAGCGGAAGGAGAGCCGGAAGTGAGCAAGATCCCCGAGGCCCGGCGCCGCCTGGCTGAACTGAAGCAGCGGACCCGCAGCCCGGCCATGGCCGCCGAGATAGACGACATCATTGGGCTCATGATCCGGCGGCCCTACGCCCGGGGCCGATCCCCTGATCGCAGCCGCGTCGTGGATGAGGATCTTGCCGCACGCATCCGGAGCTTCGCCCACGCCCATCCGAAGATGAGCCAGCAGGATATCGCGGTTCACTTCGGGACCAACGCCGGGCGCGTCTCGGAGGCCCTCCACCATGACCGATGAGCCGAAGCCCGTGAGCAAGTGGATGACGTTGCCGAAGCGACGGAAGGAGGAAACGGAGGTGCAGAGGATTGGTCGCACCGGCGACACGCTGACCCCCTACGAGCGGCAGATGGTCCGGATGTCGGTTCGCATCGACATCCCCCTTCGCGACGCCATTGACCTGAGGCGGATTGCCCAATGGCTGATGCGCCTCGGGAGAGAACTGGACATGCTCTCTCGGTCGCGCGGCAAGGAGTTCTCCATCCTTTTAGAGGCGCAACAAAAAATTCGCTTGACTAACCACGCGGTCAAATCAAAGGATGCGGTCGGAGATACTTCCTAGTGCTGGATAGGAATGACCACCACTACATATGGTGGCAGTCCAGTTACTAGACTTAATTCTTGTTATCCGGTATTCTTGTATAAGAGCGATATTGTCGCGTTCTCTAGATTTGGTCGGAACAAATTGGCTGAGCCAGGCTGGCGGATACCGTCCGGGCCCAGTCGCCCTCCAGGGGGCCGCTTCCCAGCCAAGGTCATCCAGCACGCTGTGTGGCTCCGTCACCTGTTCAGCCTGAGCCTGCGCGACGTCGAGCTGGTCCTCGCCTAGCAAGGCGTTGTCGGTAGCTACGAGAGCATCCGCCGCTACAAAGCTGATGTCGCGGCCAAGCTGCGCAAGCGCCGGCCGAGGCCGGGCGATACCTGGCACCTCGATGCGGTGTTCCTGAGGAACAATGGAGAGCTGCATCATCTCTGGTGCGCCGTCGACCAGTACGGCGTCGTGCTTGACATCCTGGTCCAGGGCGGGCCGTGACGCCGCGGCCGCTAAACGCTTCGTCAGGTGCCTACTGGCTGACCTCAAAGATAGGCGGCGGCAGTCATCCCGATGGCCTGCGGAGCTACGTACAGTATGGCCTGATCGATGGCCGCTTGCGCCCGCGGCGGCACTTGATGGCCGCCAACTCTGGTCTCTTGTTCACGTTGCGGTTATGGTCATACACCACCCTATCCGTACCAGTCGGCAAAGGAAGGGGAGAATTTGAGCCACTTGTCGATGGCCGTGCACGGCCAAGTAATCCCACCTGAGCGGGGATATCTGGCGGCGGTCGCGGCCCGGGCTAGGATGGAGTGTCCGTATTGATCTCGACTGCTGACGTAATGTCGTCGGAACCGCGGGTCAGCGGCAATGTTTCTGCGCGGACCTTTGAGGTCGAGGGGCCGTTGCTGTTGCAGGTGCGGCGTTTCGGCGACCATCGAGGCTTCTTCATGGAGACTTACAGCCAGCGGGATTTCGAGGCGGTGGGC